TCATTATTATTGTTTGTTATTAGATTATAGTCCTAATCCGTAAGATACGATATCTTCAACAACTGCATATTGTACTCCAGCAGTATATCTCATAATGAACCTAACGTTCTGACTTCCGTCTAAATCAGCCATATCTAATACTTTTACTTCGTTGTGGTCTGATAAAAGTCCAGTTCCAAAGAATAAGTTAGATTTTTGTGCTGCTATTGCATTGTTGTCAGAAAGTCCGTTACAAGCTACAACTTTTACACCATCAAAGTACTCAACATCCATATCTTGGTTATGTCCAGCTCCAGCAGTTTGGAATCCTCCTAATGCTCTTTTGTATGCTCTAAAAATGTTCTGTGCAACATAGATATATAAATCTTCTTTTCCATATACTTCACTTGGAATAGCATCTACGATATCTCCTAATTTTTCAACTACATTTGAAGCAGTTACGGCAGCACCAGCAATTTTCTTTGCTCCAGTGTGTCCAGCATCAGCATTTAATAAAGTTTTGAAACCATCAAAAGTTCCAGCACCAGCTACACCAGCCCAGATATCTTTTTCAGTTTGCTCTGCAATTGATTCAGCCATTAATCCGATAAAGTAATCAGAAAAGTTAGCTGGTAAACTATCACTAGCAGAATATCCCATTGATACTGCTTCCCAATCAGATTTGAAAGGAGTTTTACACAATTCTAAATTTACTTGTAATTCTTTTGGCTCAATAATCTTTTCTGTTAAAGCAACTGCTCCAGCATCTGTAAAATCACAAGATGCATTTGCAATAGCACCAGAAAGACTTACTCTTTTTAATACTTCTTTAAACTTTACGTTTGGCTTAACTTCAATTAAGTTGTTAGCGATTGTATTACCAGTTAAAAGTGCTGCTGATACATATTTCCCAGCAAATTCTCCAGCATACGTGGTTGTAATTGATAAACTCATTTTTTATTTGTTTATTTTGTTAAATATTCTACTTCTTAATGTGTTTTTATTCCCTTTTTGAGAATAAAGGTTTAATTCTTTTTTGTCAGATACATTCTCTGGATTGTGAGAAATACCTTCAACTTCTTCAGCAGATAACTCTACTTTTTCTTCTTTTACTTCTTCTGATAATTCAACAACTACTTCTTCTGCAACAACTTCTGTTTTAGATAATTTTAGTTCATTGATTTCAGTTCTTAATTTTTCAATTTCAGAGAAAAACATTTCTTCTGATATTGATTTAACTATTTTCTTTGGAGATGCAGTTTCAGTTGATAATTCTTCTTCAACTTCTTCTGTTTCTGTTTCTTCAACTGCTTCTTCAACTGCTTCTTCTTCTTCTTTAGCTTCAGCTTCTTTGATTTCAGCAATGATACCTTCTTCAGAAACTATAATCATCATACCATCTTCAGTTTCGTATTCTCCAACTGGTACTGCAACTCTTTCTTCATCTGCAACGACAAAGATTTCTGCACCAGCTTCAAATTTTTCAGCCTCCAAGATAGCACCATTCTCAAGTTTCATTTGTTCTAGCTTTACTTCAATACCAAGTACTGCTCTAACCTTGTTAAGTGTGTCTTTTGTGTTCATATTTATATAATAAAATTTAGTTAATATTTTGTATTTTCAACTTTATTCTTCTTCTTCTGATGCACTTATTCTACCTATGCCTTGTTTCCAATATTCTGGAGTCTTGCAATTTTTATCATTTTTATTTTTGCAATCTATTGAATAAGTATTTTTACATTTACAATATACTGCTCTCATTATGATAATAGTTTTTTAAGTTCTTCTAGTTGCTCTAATTGGTCAAGTTTTCTTGATGCCCAATTAACACCAGCAGTACCACCCCAAGCATCCCACATAAGACCACCACATCCTTCCGAGTAAGGTACATCTTTGTGTTGTTGATGTCTTTTAAATGATGCCATTCTAGCAATTGTATCTCTGCTTATTGGCTCTCCTTTTGCAAGTTGATTTGCTCTGTTCTTTCCAGTTGCTTCTCCACAACTTCCCCAGCCATTTTTCTCTACCCAAGCTAATGCTCTTTTTGCATTGTTTGTTGCTCCTTGTGGATAATCTGTATATGATGCTAATTTTTCTTTTAGTTCTTCGTTTGGTCTTTCCATCTTGTCAGCAAAATAACCTTCTATTGAGAAACCTTTTACTTTACCAGTCTTTACATAGTCATTCCAAACTTCATCATTGTTTACTTTAACACTACCCATCCAAGTACCAACTGGTACATCTAAATTATATAAAGCACTTTTATCTTTTTGTTTATCTTCTACTATCCAACTTTCAACAAGTGTTAACCCTTGTAATTCTGAATTGTGTTCTAATGTTGAATTAGATTGGTTGCCATTCATCAAATACATTTGAGATGCTTTCTCAACAGTCTTTTCAGAAAAGAAAATATAGTACTCATCTTCTCCAGACTTTCTGTAAATAGGTTTCTTTGGTATAAGTAAAGCACCCATTAACAAACGTTTCTCTTTGTCTATTTCAGCAAGTTTAATTTCTTGTTTATTAAGTGCAACAAAATCAGATTCAATTGCTGGATTCTCAACAACAGAAATAGCTTCTACTCCTATTGCTTCATCATCATCTAAAATAAGTTCTATTATTTTCATAATTATATAATATTTTTTTAGTGTTATTTTATATTTTTAACCTCCTATACTTGCATCTTCAATTATATTTCTATCTAATTCTTGTGCAGTTGATACTTCACTTGAAACTACAAATGCTTGTATTGGTTGTTGTGATTGTCCACCAATAGCTGATGCTAATTGATTCGTACCACTTGCACCAACTATATTAAATGCTGGAGGAATACTAGCTGCCACTGTTGGAGGTGCCGCAATTTTTGGACTAGTTTCTGAAACACCTAACTTTGATGTAGCTTGTTTAGATGCTTTCATCGCACCTCTTATAGCTGATACAATACCTACTGCTTGTGCTGCATATCCTAGTATTAAAGGAATGTTAGCTGGGAAAGGTGCTGCCGATGCTGCTTTAGCTGCTCCAGAAGAAACATCTACTCCAGCTTCTGCTGATTTTACAACAGTTTTAGTTGCTGATTGTTTAGCAGAAAACAAAGTACCTTTCATCTCCATTATCATTTCTCTAGCTTGTAATAATTGTTTTGCTATAAGAATTGCTTTTCCTAATCTTGATTCAGCACCAGCTATCGTAATTGCATCTTGAAATGCTTTTTCTTTTGCAACAGTTTTTTCTTGTTCTAATTGTATTTCCCTCTGTGCTCTTAATTCATCATCTTTTAATTTTTGGTCTTTTCTTTGTTTCTCTTGTAAATCTTTTTCTTTTTGTTTTTCCTCTTTTTCTTTTTCTTCTTCTGCTTTTCTAGCTTTTTCCTCATCATCAATAGCTTTTAGTCTTGCAACTTCTTCCCTTTTTGCTGCAACAATTTGACTTGTAACTAATTTTTGTTTAGTTAGTCTAGCAGTTTCTAAATCAATTAATTTAGCTTTTAAATTAGCTTCATCATCTAAATCTTGTTTTGTTGATTTTGATAAAGCATTTTCAGCAACTTTAGCTTCAAACCTTAATCTTGCTGATTCTATTTCTTTTTTAGTAATTTCTTCTTCTATTTTACCAGCTTCTTCTAAAAAATTTATTCTCTCTTGTGCAGTGAACTTTTCTTTGTTAGCTGCTTTATCAAGTAATTCAGCTCTATCTCTATTTGCTTTTGCTCTTTCTATTATTAAACCTCTTTCTAATTTATCAGCTTTAGCTCTTTGGTCTGCTATTTGTCCAGCAATTTTTGCTTCTTCTTTTAATTCCTTTACAAATCCTTTAGTAGCTTCTGTAACTTTATCAATACTATTTTTTACACCAGTTAAAGAATCAACATAAGAACTACCAGCTTTTTTAGCATCCTCTAAAGCACCTTTAAAATCCCCACTAAATACCTTTTTAAATGCACTACCTAAAAACCCAAGTGTATCAATAATAGCATTAAATCTATTTGTAATATTCTCTACAATTAAATTCTTGAAATCTATTAATGCTTGTTTAGGGTTTGTAAAAGCATTGATTATACCTTCCCCTAAATTAGCTAATATATCAACAAGATTACCAGTTACAGAACCAATAATACCCATTAATTTAGCAAACTTATTTTGCCCTTCTTCAGAGCTTGTAAAAGCAGTTCTTAAAGCAACAAGACCAATTACTAATGCCCCTATTCCAGTTCCAATAATAGCAACCCTTAAACTTTTAAACCCAGTAGTTAATCCTTTAATAGATTTGCCAAAGTTTTTTATTTTAGAAACTGCACCACCACTAAAACCATCTAATGTGCTTGTTGCATCTTCTAAAGATTTATTAGTGTCTTTTACTTCTTTATTGGTAGTTTTTAGTTCTTTGTTTAACTTCTCTACTTCTTTAATACCTTTATTAGATTTTACCTCTAAATCTACTACTATCTTTTTGCCCATTTTATTTCTTGTTTTTGTCTTTTAAATACTTCTTTAAAACTATCTGGAAACTTATTTTTTCCTTTTGCTAATTGTACAATCTCTGCATTACAATCTGTATCTTTCAACAATTCTAATATTTCTTTTATCATTATGGTAATGTGTTAATTACTAATGCACCAGATGGTGTTGATTCATTTAATAAAATATCAAATGCAACTACTGTTATTGAATATGATGTTGCTGGACTTAAACCAGTAATAGTATCTGAATAAGTTGTTTGTAATGGTTGTGCCATTGACCCACCAACTGCTACACCATTTGCATAAACAACATAATAAGACATTGTAATATTATCTGGAGATGTGCTTGGATTCCAAGTAACAGTAAATGATGTGCTTGTTATATTTGATGCAACCAATCCAGTAACTTGTGTTGGAGTATTACCAGTTGATGTTAATATTGATGTAACGTCATTTAATAATTCAAAGT